TGCTGCGCTTCCATTGGGTTAGTCCGTCCATGATGGTAGCTGGTAGTGTCTTGGCGATAGCTTTACTCCATGCCTTCACTGCCAAGCCTCTTCCTACCTTCCTTGGATATTCATTCCAAAACAAATCAAAACCATCGACAGATGGTGGTATTCTTTTCTTCTCTTTCTTTGTCTCTCTCTCTGTCTCTGGGATAGCAACCTGATAGCTAACCTCTATCATCTTGCTAGCATCTTGATAGCATCCAGATAGCAGTGAGATAAAACCTTTATCTATCAATGGCTTGAGTGCTTCACTAAAAACATCAGCATCAAAACCAGTGCGCCAAGCGATAGCGTCAACCGTATCTGTGATGATACCCTTGTCATGCTCACTTGCTACCAGCCAGAGCATTGGTGCTAGAGCCTTGCTAGCAATCGGCAAGCGTTGCCAATGGTAATCATTGAGCAATGACCTATGCAGTTTTACCCAGATAGGATTGCGATCTTTGTAATGCTGGAGACTAGCCCAGTCTTTAATTTCTATTGTGATTTTTTCTGTCATACTCTTAGTCCTCTATTGATGCGAGGACATAAGCAGGATATAACAATCCCGTTACGCCCAACGCCGAATCCGTTGTGGCATTAGAGGCCATCCCGGAGTGCGTCCTGGGGTGGCCTCGTCCTTATGCATACCTCTTTTCTACTCCGCGATCAAGTTTATCTTGATATCTCCTGCACCCGTGCAAGATGGTGGTATGATCCTTGCCGCCCATATAGCTAGCAATGCGAGGGTATGACCAGCCGAGATCGTGACGCAGATGCCAGTAGATTTCATGGCGGCAGTCAGGCAGATTGCCATACCTAAACTCAGCCCGAACATCCTTGGGTGAATAGCCCCACTTCTCACAGCCTCGCAGGACAATCGTTCGTGCCTGTTCCATTACGTTCACTGGCGGTGCATCGCTGGTCAGATACCAGATGTCTCGGTCGTATGTCCGCAGTGGTGGGTTGGTGGCTAGCATGCGGCGCAACCGTTCACGCTTGTCGCCATGCTTTGTGATCTCGATAGGTTTCTTGCTGATCGAATCAACGACCTCTATACCCGCCTTGGTCTTGTGCATAACCTGTGGAACAGGCCGAAACTTATTTCGTATGTCCTTGTATCTATTGATAAAATCTAGGTCATTCATTATTCACTCCCGTTATTTCTATGGTGATGTTCTGACCGACACCATCCCACTCTGCAATGATCTTATCGCATAGGCTGTCATCATCGACTAGCCCGGCGGCGACGATCAGATCATGTAAGGGCTTCAATAAATTGTCAAGATCCCTTCGCCTCTTATCTTTGCGCTGGATCTTAAAGTGGATCTGATAATGGCCCTCGACCCTATCGCCTGTCTGAAGATGTAGCTTCAGGGTCTGGTCGATCAGCCATGTCCGATACAGTGCAGACTTAATCACGCCTCGACCAGGCACTGCCCTCCAGATTGCATTGGCTGATGGTGGATAGTTATCCAGTATGATGATCATAAAGTCCTCATAAAAAAAGAGGCCAGCAATTAAGCCAGCCTCAGTTAGGGAGGAACGCGTGAGCGAACCCTACTATTTTACCCACTTGTATGAATTATACAAGATCATAAGATCATGAGCCGTGATCTCGATGCCCTTGCTCTGACAAAGATTGATCAACTCAGGCCAGTATTTGATTGGCACTTTGTTCTGAAAGCACATCATATTGACTGAGTGCAACTTGCAACCCAATGATTCTGCTACGAATTTCCGAGTGCCGACTTTGTTAAAGAGTGTTTCGATATGTGACATGGGGTCTCCTTTTCTTTTTTTTATTTAACACTTCAATTTCTAGTTGACAACCCTTAAACTAATTTTTATCGTAAGCATACAAACAAAGGAGGACGTTATGTTTGAAACGAATTTAATCAGTGTCGCAATGGCGGCAGAGCACGTGAAGAGCAAGGCCGAACTGGTCTATTGGAATGTTCCGAGTTCTGAATACCACCGCAAGAATATGCACGAGGACTTCGACAAGCTGGCAAAACTGATGGGTTATATCATCATCGCAAAGGAGCAAGACGATGACAATGCTTGAGATGGAAGGACTGTTGCACGACATGATCGAGTCGGTCTTTTGTTACGCATACAATAAGTCACCAGAAAATTTCGACGATATGCTGATGACCGCCAGACACTGCTCGCAGGAATTTGCTTTTCATATCAATCAGATGGACGAAATGGAGGACGAAAATGCAAGCCGCTAATATCCACCAGCGCATTGCCAAGGTAATGCAGACCATCACCTACATTCAGAAAGAGAAGAAGGCAGGGATGCGCTACACCATTGTGTCGCATGATGCGGTCACTGCTAAGGTCAGAGGCCCACTGCTCGATGCTGGTATCCACTACTACCCTAAGACTGTCAGCCATGTTCAGAATGGCAACCGCACACAGTGCGAGATGGTCGTGCGATTCGTTAACATCGATGATCCATCCGACTACATCGACGTTGAGACATTCGGATTCGGTATCGACGATCAGGACAAGGGGCCGGGCAAGGCGATGTCCTACGCGGTCAAGTATGCCCTGCTGAAATGCCTCGGCCTTGAGACTGGAGACGATCCAGATCTAGAGCAGGATGTTCAACACAAGCAGGACATTCGCCCTTGGTCACAGATCGAGACCATGCTTGCCAATGCTACTGATCCTGATCTGCTGAAGTCAGTCAAGATCATGCTGCGTGATGAAGCTGGGTATTGGCCAGCAGACTATCGCGCTAAGTTCAATGCTGCCTATGCAGTCCGTTCGCAGGAGTTATCCAATGTCTAATTTCCATGTCGCCATGCTCGAAACCAAGATCCGTTCTCTGCTGGAAGAATACCCAGAACTGAACGACGATGAAGAGTTCAAGATGAATGTGCTGGAGGGAGAGACAGACTTCCACCGTATTCTCACAAGCCTCGTCCGCAAGGCGCAGTTCGCTGGCTCGATAGCCACTGGTATATCCGAGGAAACAAGGCGGCTTGGCGACCGTAAGAGACGGTATGAGAGGCAGGAAGATTTCAACCGTGCCTTGATCAAGGAAGTGATGGAGATTGCCGAGATCCGTAAAGCTGAACTGCCACTGGCTACCCTTGTTATTAGCAATAAGTCAGCATCTGTTATCATCACTGACGAGACCCTGCTGCCTGATAACCTGGTGAGGATTAAGCGAGAGCCTAACAAGACCGAGATCAAGAAGGCATTGGAAGCTGGTCCTGTCGCTGGTGCAGAACTGTCGAACGGCGGAACAACCTTGGTGATTCGATCATGACCGGGTTCCAGAGCAAGCGGATGGCGACAGACCCTTGGATTAACCATGACATTCATAGGTCTGTGCAAGCACCACCTACCCCGCCACTGCAATTCAAGTCTGAGGTATTCAAAGAGGTGAAGCCAGTGAAGCCATACCCTACCCGCGAGAGGCTGCTTGAACTGTTTACCTTGGAGGATGGGATGCTGAAACGCATCAAGCCTCACCATCGTGAACGTGCTGACGGTGTTGTCGGTTGGATCAACCCAATGCGGGGCGACCGATACGTCAGGATTGACGGCAAGAACTGCAAGATCGACAGGCTTGTCAGCATATTTAAGGGTGAAGAGTGATGGGCGTTATTGCCGTGTGGTTTTCTTGTGGTGCTGCCAGCGCGGTTGCCGCTAAAAAAACCATTGAGAAGTATGGGTCAGTTCATACTGTTCGTGTTCTGAATAACCCTGTTATTGAGGAGGACGAGGACAATCGGAGGTTCCTAAAAGATATAGAAAAATGGATTGGCATTGAGATCGAAAGCGTTGTGTCTGCTCGATACCCAGACCAGTCGGCTGTATCTGTATGGAACAAACGCAAGTTTATGAGTGGCCCAATGGGTGCGCCGTGTACGCTAGAGTTGAAGAAGTTCGCTAGACAAGATTGGGAAAAGAATAACTCTTGCGATTGGCATGTCCTTGGATTTACCCTTGATGAAAAGAAACGACATGACAGGTTCGTATTAACAGAACGATCCAATGTTATTCCTGTCTTGATTGACGAGCGCATTACCAAAGCAAGGTGCTTCTCCATCTTGGAATCTGCTGGCATTAAACTGCCTCGCATTTATTCAATGGGATATCCTAATGCTAACTGTATTGGCTGCGTCAAGGCTACGTCTGCGACCTATTGGTCTCATGTCAAACAAATGCACCCAGATGTTTTTGCTGCAAGGGCAGAACAATCTCGCAGGATAGGCGCGAGGTTAGTACGCCACCAAGGGAAGCGGTTGTTCTTGGATGAACTGCCAGATGGTGCGAAGGGAAGGTCTATGAAAACTATGGACTTTGAGTGCGGTATATTCTGTGAGGAGAAACAAAATGTGGCATAAAAGATTCTTTGATATGGCTGACCTAGTAGGATCATGGTCTAAAGATCCATCGACTAAAGTCGGCGCAGTCATTGTCAGACCTGATCGAACCATTGCATCAGTTGGATATAACGGATTCCCTCGTGGAGTAGAGGACGTGTACACGACCCGCGATGCCAAGCTATTGCGTACTGTCCATGCCGAGGCCAATGCAATCCTTGCTGCTCAGGAACCGCTGCGTGGATATACCTTGTACGTTACGCCACTGCATCCATGTGCAAACTGTGCTGCCTTCATCATTCAATCTGGAATAATGCAAGTGCATTACCGCATAGGAATGAGTGCCTCGGCGTGGCTGGAACACTATGACGCGATGAAAGAAATGTTTGAACAGGCAAAGGTAAAGCACCAATGGCACAAAATCTAGCCGAGCAATATAGACTAGCAGCCAAGGAATGGGTTGATGTCGATAGTGCTGCCTCTCTATCAGAGGAACTAAAGACACCAATCCTTAACCAGAGGATGCTAGCACTTGATGAATCCCTCGCAATGAACAAGCGGGAGATGATCGTCAAAGCATCAGACGAGTGGCAGAAATATATATCAGAGATGGTCGAGGCCAGGACTAAGGCCAATCTACTCAAGGTCAAACTGGAATGGATCAAGATGCGATTCGCCCAACAGCAATCGGAAGAAGCAACACGCAGGTCGGAGATGAGACTATGATTAAGTTGGAACAGATGGGTGACAAGGACCGCGAACTGGCGATGGCATTTGATCAGGATGTTACGCAAGCTATGTATGATGCGGTCGATACTAGTAATACCCTAGAGATTAACCTCCAAAAATTTGAGGGAATTATCCTGACAGTTCTAGTGATCAATGCAGTCAGTTGGTATCAGACAATTGGCGGCGTGGATAAGGAAGAGTTCATGTCGGCTATCTCTCATATCTTTGATGGGTTTGACAGTGACCAGACGATCATTAAGCACTAAGAAAAGATTGGAACTGTTCAATGATCATAGAGGGATCTGCCATATATGCTCTGGGAAAATCCAAGTTGGCGAGGCTTGGGAAGTTGAGCATGTCATACCATTTGCAATGGGAGGTGAGGATGGCGGGGATAACCTCGCCCCTGCTCATATCAAATGTCATTCGGTCAAAACAAAAGAGGATGTTCGGAATGTTGCCAAAGCAAAACGACGAGAAGCCAAGCACCTTGGAATCAAAGCAGACAGAGGGCCAGCAATCCCCGGCAGTAAGCGGTCAGGCTGGAAGCGCAAACTCGATGGAACCATTGTCAGACGCTGAGTCCAGAGAGATCGAGGCATTGACGCGATGGATCTATTCTAGCGGAAACAATGGAGACTAAGTGATGGACGATAAGATTAAACGGCTCGCCGAACAGGCTGGGTGGGATATGGGGGATGAGGTTTGCGGGTTCACCACGAGGCTTGAGCGATTTGCAGAATTGCTTGTCCAAGAAAAGAATGACGAGATTGAACGGTTGCGGAAATATGTAAAAATATTAGGTGAAGAAGTTTACCTTCTCAACAGAGATCAACCTAGTGGAGATAAGACAGATGAAAATTCTTGATGATGCTAAGGAGATTATATCTGAACGGGGATCAGACTATGGTGGATTCGTCGAATCATTTAATAGAGCATCAGCTATAGCAAGCACACTTTCTGGCAAGGACATAACACCATACGATGTGGCTGTTGTAATGATGGCTGTCAAACAGGCAAGGATCAACAACGATCCTATGAAGTATGATAGCTGGGTAGACCTGATAGCCTACTGTGGGTTCGCTAGTTATTTTGCCTCGCCAAGCCAGAGGAAAAGCAAGGTCACTGATGAGGAAGTGGATTTTATTATGGGGAAGCTGCGTGAATAAAGATGATATAAAGTGCTGCATCCAGATCATGGTGTTCTATTTGCTAGCATTACCCATGTTTGTTTACTGGATCTTAACAGAATGATTACATATGTAGAGGGATATATCGCTGGCCTTGTCACGGCTTTAGTTATATTCCTGATTTACATAGGAGTCATTCATGGATGAACTATCACAGATGTATATAGGTGGCCTCTTAACTGGGGCCATTCTATATTTCGCAGCACAGATGGTAATGCTGACGATCAAGTTAGATATTGACCACGGAAAACAGGCCGTCCTCGAACCATCTCACAAAACTCAGGCGGTAGAAGATGGCCCTCTTCATCAAAAGTTAGAAGAACAAATCCTTCGACTGCACGAGATGGTGCACCTTCAGTATATTCGAACGCAGGAGATTGCGGATCACCTAACATCCCAGTCTCAATCCCCCAGTGAGATCCATTTCGATTCCGAACTGCGTAGACTTGTAGCTGATGCGTGTGGTTCGTCACAATCGTCAGACCAGCATGAAGAGCATTGTTCCAAGTCGCATGAATCCCACCCCGAAAGCGATGCCGCACCTCAACGTCATTCAGCATCACCGAATAGCTGAACTTCCAGTTAGGGAATCTATCGCGCAATCGCCCGGCATAGTCCTCTAGTTCTGGCGCATTGTTGGCAAGATAGTTATCGACGCGCATGTCATGGTTGCCGATTGTCCAGTGAGTATGCTTTGCCAGAGGAAGCATCTTCAGCCAAGCATGGCAAGCGTCGATCTCGGCAGATACCTTTGGTGCTTTCGATCCTAGCACACCAGCATGGCGGCTAACCCTAGCACCGTCGAGCATATCTCCGTTCAGAACTATGCACTCAGGGCGCACCTTCTTGGCTACAGCACAGAAGGCTTTCCACATGGTCGATACAGGACCGGGCCATATGTGGGCATCGCCACCAATAAGAGCAGTCTTGCCAGCCATATCGACTTGGATGATCTTAGGGTAAGTCCATTCAATCTTGGGTTGAAACTCATCAACCGAGAACTTGGTCTTTGCTCTCTGAAGGCGCGACCGAAATGTTTCTTTCGGAATACCGTTGAGCCTAGCGGCAAGTGCAAAGTTCTGACCGCAGTCCACATACTGCTGCATGGTTTCCCGCAACAGGGAATCAGGCATTTGGTTTCCCATTAGAGTTTGAACCTCTGATATGCTGTTTCCAGTTTGGTATCATAATGGTTGGTTGCATAACCTGGTCCATTATATCCCTTAGCAAACGTAGCCCAGTCCTTGGCGCGAAGAGCATCGAGCAGATTGGCTGACTTGATGAAGTTTACCATGTGCATCAGTTGATTCGCTTCCGAGTGCATGGCTTCCTCAACCATGTCATCGACAGACTTGCAGCCAACCATTGAGTAGTTGCTACCCATCACCTGACCGAGACCCCATGAGGTGGACAATAGAGCCTCTTCAGGGGCCATCTCGTAAGCAGCCTCAATCTCTGCGTAGACTGCATCCGACCCCTTTGGATAAGGCTTAGTTCCCCATTTAGGATATGCCAGTCCAGCCTCGGCAGCGACAGCCAGCACATCTAGCTTCTTGCGCTTGGTCAGCCACTTGTAGAAGTGATGCCGTTCGAACAATGCCTTGGGTCTACCAGATGCATCGTATCCATTCCCGGCAGACTCGACAGCCATGACAGCACGAAGCACTGCGCCTTCGAGATCATACTTATGCGCGATAACAGGGATCTCTTCAGGTGGAAGTGAGAGTGCCTCGCCGTGAAAGCCGTTCATTTGTTAAGATCCTTTACAGTAAGCGCATCTGTCTTTTGCTTCGAACCAGCGGATGAACCAAAATAGAATTGCATTACACCAGTCCATGCAGTGCCTAATGCACCCAGCATGTAAATCAGAGTTTCACTTCCAGATGGCGGTGCGCCGCGAACAAGAAGCCAGAACAAGATGCCAAAGAATCCAATGGTCACAATGATGGTCAAGATCTTTGGGAGCCAGTCCTTGGTTTCCATCTGCATCTTACGAGCAGAGTCTCGATCAAGAGCAGAGATCTTCTCAAGATCAATATCAAGTTCCTTCATTTTGAGTTTGAAGGATGCGTCTGTTTCTTTCAGCTTCTGCAATTGCTCTGGCGTTGCGCTCATTAGAGCGGCTTGGACTTCTGATTCGCTTGCATCTTGGTGACCAAACATCGCTTCTGATAGGGTCTTCACTGCCAATCCAGCGAGAGGGCCACCAAGAGCAGTCGCTACCGTAGGAGCCAATTGAGCCAAAAGGCCACCGATCTTTGAGAGATCCATTCATCAATCCTCACACAAGGTTATAGTGAATAGCAAACCATAACGCCCAACATACCATCGCAAGCAAGATCAACGCGAGAGCAATAGTAAATCCTACTTCGATCATATACTCTATTCGTTCTGCGCGTTCAATTGCAGCGATCTTCATCTCTTTTCTGATACGCACGACATCACGCTGGATCTGTTCCCAAGCGCGTACACCATAGACTTGAACTATTTGTGACTTAACTTCACGCTCAATCTGCTCTGCTTCCATCTTGGCAGCGAAGGCTTGCATAGCCTGGGCCTCAGCAGATCCACCTTTACGCCAACCTTTAGGCTGCGCTGCTATCTGGGTGAGGTGAGCCACCCCATTCATGATGTCGGAAAGTTCTTTGGCTACCGAGACAAGTTCCTTGCCTACGCCAATCGCAGTCTTAACAGTGGCAGCAGTTGCCTTGATTGTAGCTAAGACTGTTAACGGGTCCATTCATTACTCGCCTCTAGCTTCCTTGATGGCAAGATAGATACGGATAATCAAAAGCACGAGGCCACCAGCATAGGTCGCCAGTTGCAGATACTCATGCATATGGATGACCCACAAGGGCATAGTAATAGCACCTGAGGCTACCGCTGAGTCTATGATCACTCGTGTATCATCATGTGTCATGGCTTACTCATATTGAATGTTAATTGTACCAGCATCGAAGGTGTCGCCAGCAACTGTAGTAATCCGCAAACGATCCAATGCGCCACCAAGAGCGACAGACCCGCCACCAACAGCCACATAAGTAGCCCCAGCAGAATAACCTATAGCACTACTGCTAACCCATGTATTACCAGTTACAAGGTTAATTTGCATAGAGCCATTACGAACTGAAGTTGCAGTCAAATTTGAATTAGTTGATTCTAAAGGAAAACCAGTTGTATTATTGATGGCCTGCAATCCAGCAGATGATGTAACCATAGCACCAGCGGCGTAACCAGTTGTTGTAAACGTGATTGATCCAATTTGTACTTGGATATTGCTTACACCATTTGTAGAAACTCCAGAAAAATTGATGGTAATGCGCTTTACCCAAGACGGGATTCCCGTGAAATCAATGCTAGTTCCACTGGTTGATGCTTGTGCAGTTCCTTGAACAACAGGATACAACGCACCAGTTGCGCCTGTTACAAGACCAGAAGCGGTGACTGTTCCAGCAGTGATGTTTCCCAATGAGCCTGTAAACGTGCTAGTTCCAGTCACAGTCAGATTGTTACCGACCGTTGCATTGCCGCTGGTATCAAGCGTCAGATTGACTGTCGCCGATGATGGATTCTGAATAGTGTCAACCTTGAGGCCCATGATAGAATCCCTTATTCGTACATAATGTTGATTGAACCAGCGTCAAATGTGTCTGTACCGTTGACAGTGGTAATCCGAACACGGTCGAGAACTGCACCAAGCGTCACACCACCAGTAGACGGCGTTACCGATAGGGAGGAAGTCATCTGTAATATGCCTTGACTAACCCACACATTACTACCCAAAGTGGCTATTGTAATAAGACCATACCGAGTATTGGTGGCTGCAACGGCCTGATCAACAACAAGACCAGTTGTCGATGTTGCACCAGTTCCTGAATTATATGAAAAAGAAGCCGACGAATAGCCAGTTGTTGTAGGCCCAGATGAAGTTCCAAGTTGGATTTGGACAACAGATGTTCCGTTAGTTGAAACACCGCTAAACATCACAATAATTCGCTTTGCCCAAGATGGAATTCCAGTAAAATCAATGCTGGTACCACTGGTAGATGCAACAGCAGTGCCAGATACAATAGGATACAATGCGCCAGTTGTTCCAGTGACAAGACCAGAACTGGTGATTGCGCCGCTGTTAATAGTTCCAGCCGTGATGTTTCCAATCGACCCAGTAAGCGTGGATGTTCCAGTAACACTAAGGTTACCAGTGTCCGTTACGCCGGGGGCTGTGATGCCAGTAGTTCCGTCTAGCGTGATTGGCATTATGCACCTATCTCAGTTTGAGTATCAGCCGTCTGTTGTTCAGCAAGCCATGCAGCATATTGTGCTTCAGCCGCAGCAACTTCTTCAGCAGTCAACTGAATGATCTGGACTTCACCTGTTTGGCAATTAACTTCAATGCGTTCCATGCGTCACCTTATTCGTACATGATGTTGATGGAGCCAGCGTCAAAGGTGTCTGTGCCGTTAACTGTAGTTAAAACGACACGGTCCAATGCACCACTAAGAGTAGGAGAAGAACCACCTCCTCCGTTAAAAGTTGTAGTCCCTTGTGTTCCAGACCAACTAAAAACCCAAATATTTGACCCCAATAAAGTTATTGTTACGATACCGCTATAAGCACTTGAAAGTGACGATGAACCAGATAGCGTCATACCAGAAGTTGCAGCAGCTACAGAAGAAGCCGCACCATTGCTTGCATATCCTGCGCTGCACGAATAACCGCTAGTAGATACAGAACCTGCACCAATTTGAATTTGTGGAATAGATGATCCGTTTGTGGATACCCCATTTAACATTACAGTAATACGTTTTACCCAAGAAGGGATAGACGAAAACGTAATGCTTGTCCCGCTGGTAGATGCAACAGCAGTTACAGACGTAAGAACGCTGCTTGCCATTGTAGAAACCACTGCGCCAGATATAGTCGGGCTAGTCACAGTTGGGCTAGTCAGCGTCTTATTGGTAAGCGTCTGAGAAGATACCAGATCAACCAGTGTGGAGTTGCCAGATGGGAGCGTGAGCGTATTGCTTGATGCAACAGCAGCAGCATCAATCTGCGTATAACCTGAAGTGGATCCGTTGAGTTTGATCGGCATGTCTTATCCTTACACAATGGACCAAGTTGAACCAGATGGAACGGTAACAGTTGCGCCGCCATTAACGGAAACTGGTCCAAATGTTCCAGCGTTCTGACCAGATGGGATGCTGTAGTTTGCCGTCACTGTCTGGCTATTCAAATAGAAAACCTGATCAGTGCTGCCACCAGTTGCACCGCCACCAACAGAAGCCCAAGCTGTTCCATTGTAGCCTTCAAATGCAACTGTCGTAGTGTTGAACCGCAAGTGACCAGTTACAGGAGATGGGCGATTAGCAGTTGTGCTTGCTGGCAACAATGCAGCACCAGTTGCAGATGTCTGGCTGACAAATCCAGATGAAGATACATAAGCAGCAACCCATGCCGAGCCTGTGTAGATCTTCATGATTCCGTTTGTCGTATCAAAATAAAGAGAGCCGCCGACAAGGGCATTGCCATCATTGTCAACAGACGGATCACTTGTTTTCGCACCGAGGTAGCGATCATCAAAGCTGTCATAAGCAGCCAGCGTTGCATCTCTTGCAGACTCAGCAGCGGACTGTGCAGAAGCGGCAGAACTAGCTGATCCAGAAGCCGCCGAAGCAGACGATGACGCACTAGATGCAGAAGAAGAGGCCGACGAGGCACTAGATGCAGCAGCAGAGGCACTAGCAGCGGCAGCGGTTGCACTTGTCCCGGCAGCGGCAGCATCAACAATCAGATCCCATTTAGCACTGTCAGTGTTTGAACTGATTGGCTGAGATCCAGACGATGTGTGCTGGGTCTTACAGCGGTAGATGTTGCTGTTGCTCGTATCCTTAACAAGATCACGAACTGCGTATAATGTTCCAGATGCCCAGTTGCCACGATAGTCACCGATTTCCTCGGTAGCCACTGGGTTACCATTGCTATCGAAGGCCAGCACATTGCCAGCGCGTTGAACAGATGTAGGCAGGACCATGTTAAGAGTGCCGCCATCTTCCAGTGCTTCCAGATCATATACTGGAGCCTTGAGAGTGCGCTTGTTCTCTTCAGCAATCTGCTGGATCATAATGATCTGACCATCAAGCTGCTCGTTTAGAGATGCAGCGGCAAGATCACCAGCGGTAACAAAGTCTGTTGTGCGCTGAATGGTGCGAGATCCGACAATGGTAATCTGGTCAGAGCCAGTCGCAGCTACTACCAGAGTAACGCTACCAGTGCCATTTGTGCTGTTAATTGATACAGTGTAATTAGTTGTAAGGGTCAGCTTGGTGTTGTTTTTATAGACAGCAATGTCTGTCTGACTGATGACTGGGAACGTAAATGCGTATGGCCCGACTCCAGCGGAACCAGAGTAGACTTTGCGCCGTGTTACCGCTGTGATGTTATAGTCAGACATTGAAGCACCTCATACCTTCTTATACAGCAAAGTGTTGTTTCGTTCAAACTTGCTATCTTACATACTGGCTTGGCGGAAAGAGAAACGATTTGCCCTGCTCTCGCTTTGCTATCTCTTCCATTCTAGATAGGTAACCAGGATTCATTGACTCTTGCAGACGATAGGTAATCATATAGTCCAGTGCCATTCGAGTGTAGAACAGGTTGGCAAATGGCGTATTATTGATTATGACTTTATATGTGCTAGCAGCAAGTTTTTCATCTTTTCCAGTTATAGCTTGAGACTTTGCCTTACCAAAAAGATCAAGAACGCTTTCTACTGTACCCGCTGTGGGGCCGAGCATTGAACTTAATGGAGTATTGCCATAGCGATTCTTCATTTCTCCAAACATAAAGTCGCCGAGGATACCAGCACCACCGCCTTGCAGCATTGAGGCTTGCAACATCTTGGCATAATCAGCGGCAGATTCAGGCTTCTCAGTGTACCGACCACGCAGAAGATCTTTAGCATTGTAAGCAATATAACCAAACAATGTAGACCAAATAAACGATTGGGCTAGACCCATCATCTCACCATTTCCGCTTTTAAGCGCGTCAATAAGCCCAGCAGATGGGTCAGCACCCCTGCCATATACTTCGCGGCCTAATACTTTTTGAACGTAGGCAACTGAGAATGATTTAAATTGAGTAACAAATCGCAACAACTCTCCTACTGGAGTGCCAGGTTGAGTGCCCTGATTTAAAATAGAACGTGTTCTTGCATCTGGCTGAAGCACTGCAAAATCTGCACGGTCATGAAAGTATGCGCCAAACTGCGTTTTAATCTCATCTTTCAATTCATTGATGGCACGAGGCGAAACTTTGCCGCCAGCGTCTGTAATGTATTTTGCGAACATCTCGTCGGGAAGATCTTTAATAGCAGATGGCAAAAGATACTCTCGACCATCTACTGCTTTAGTCGCAGTTGACCTGATGATTTCCCAGCGACCAGCATCAATTCCATAAAGACTATAAACACGCTGCATATCAGAAGATAACTTTTCAAATGGAAGATCTTTTGATAGAGCAGAAATGTGCGACATCATGCGGATAGTGGATGACCGCAGCGTATCAGTCCACCAAGTTAGCCCATTCAGTTTAAAAAAAACTTGTTGAAGTCTTGACATTGCCCCGGGAAGATTATCATCCCCAGCATATCGAGCACCTGACATTGCACCGCGCTGTGCATCTGTCCATACCCCAAGACCAGCGTCAACTATTGCAAAATCTTTGCCGCGTTGCCCAGATCCAAGACTAACAATTGATTCTGCGAGAGCGGCTGTTGGGCTATGACCTTGATATGCCATTTCAGACATAACGCTTGAAAGGTCAGTTATTGACGCAAAAACAGCAGCACCAAGTTTAGATGTTGTTTGTATAAATCTAGCTCCTGATCCAACATTAGCTAAAATGCCGTCAACAGGAATCCGCGATGTGCCATCAACCTCAGCAAAAACATTGTTAAGATAACCATTTCGCTTGGTAGCCTCTCGCAAAGAACGAAGTTTTTCGGGCTGGTCCTTTAGCGACATAGTAAGATATTCAACAATACGGTTAAAATTGTCGCTTGGGTTAGGGCCAAGTTTGCTCATCAAGCCAATATTCTGAGCAGCCGTGTTCATTGAGTGCGTAACTGCATCAGCAATAGTTCCAACACCATACTCTCGGTGATAATCAAACCAGTTATCTGCGTCTTTAAAATGCAAAACGCGCTCTTGGCTAGCTTTCTTGGCAAGGTTTGCAGTGCCGCCTTTAAAGCCAGTGACTTCCTCTTTGTATTTGAGGTGAACGCCACTGACAAAGTTATCATAGATTTTGCCAAGGACTTCTTTTGGATCTGCCCCGTCCTCAAACGTACGAGCCATGTCCAGCTTTTCGATAATGCCACTGACCCAAGTGTCTTTGCCAGCCCGACGAATTTTGTCTGAACTATGTGACTGACGCACGATATAGCCGACTTGCTTGTCAACTGCGCCGCCATGATCATTGTATTTCATGCGGATTGTTTCCTGCCACTTGTTAATGACTTCCGCAGTTTTCATGACTTCAGGCAATCCCTTGAATGGGGCAGCCGCTGGGTTATCAATTGTTTCTAGTGCACGGGAAATGTCACGATCAAACTCACCAGATGTGAGGATATGCAACGTTCCGGCATTGTCGAGATCTGCAATAAATCCACGGCCCCATTCTGTTAAAAGAGTATGCTGCCTTGCCGCAACACTATCACGAGAGCCAAGTTTAACCGTATTGACACCAGTTAGAATAGACTCCAACCCCTTCTCTGGTGCATTAGCAAAATTTGTTTTGATGTATTCCAATGCTTCCGTGCGCTTGATAAACGAGATTGCAGCATTGCGCTTTTCGATCTTGGCAGCACGAATCATTTGCTTGGCAAGTTCGCTAGCCGCATCACGAATGGCGACATCAACTGTATCAAGAGTGTTCTTGGCACGAGCAATCTTCTCGCGCTTCTGCACTTCCTCAAAGATCATCTCAGCTTCGTCATTGCTGAGTTTGCGTCCTACTGCTGTTTCAACTTCAAGCAGACAATCTGCAATAGCCATTGTTAGCCCCTTCTAATCGAACAAGTAGCGGCAGCTTCAATGCCTCTAGATATATCTTCAGCGTCTTTGACCAGCAGATTATAGCCTTCAAGATCTTTAGCCAGTTCCTTTTCGATACCAAGATTAGCAGCAAGACTATCTGCTTTTTGTATATGATACTCGATGTCTGCATCAACAGCGGCTATATCGTCTACTTTAACAGACTTTTCTTCAAGGTATTTAGTTGCAGCAATAGATGATTCCTGATCAGACAAGCGGTATCGACCAGGCTTATAAGACTGCCTGATAGCTTCCTGCAACCGATTGACATTCTCTGGAGCAATCTCACGCAACATGCTTGTGTCACTGAACCGATTGATGTGCGATACGTCAAACGATACATGCTCAGGAGAGTGCTTGGCAGCAGAGACAAACTCAGGTGAAGCATTATCAACCAATGCCCACTTCATCTCATCATTGACCATGATAGGCACAGCAGAGTAATTGCCCTCCTGCAATGCCAAGATGGAATCTGTTGCCTTCATAGCAGCGCGTTCATTGTCAAACAGGAATACGTTGCCGCTAGTATCTCTGGCTGGCTGTTCTGGAAACTCCCGGCGTAGAATGAACTGCCCATCAGACTGCTTGGCAATCTCCATGCGCTCATCACTGCGCCGCTCAATAGTCTTTTGAATCCGTTCTGCTTCTTCAAACGTAGCAAAGACAGTTGGCGCACCATCGTTCTTCAGCGCAATAGCAGTTGTGCGGTTGCCATTGGTTACATTAGCAGATGGTCCAAATGCGCCGAGTTGCAAGAACGGAGCAGGGTCTGTCGGGTTGATTGGCAGCTTGACCTCAGTGAACGGAGTCATTGATGTGCTAGTCAACAAACGATCTTTTAACGGAGCAAACTTAGGATCTAGATGCAGGATAGCTTCAACATCAATCTCTTTGCCGCTCATGGCTTGAGAGATGGCGGTCTTTAACGCTTGCTGCCTAGTAGTAGGATCAAGCATATTGAGCGTTTCGCTCATCTTGCCAGTAGGTTTAGTTACATGTAATGACTCGCCACGGGACAAAGCATCCCCAATGGCCCCTGCACCCATATGCAACCCGCCGCCAAAGAGACCACCAAAGGCTATGTTCTCTAGAGAATTGGTCATCTTATAGTCGGCTTGCTCGTAGATAGCAGCACCAGCAATAATTGGCTCGATGACAGCCGCGCCGACCACACCTTCCATTGCACCGACACGACCGCGAACAGCAGCACGACCCAATGCTCCTGTCGCATTTTCAATCATTGTTGTGTATCTTGTCGCGCCAACAACCGGGATAAACGCAGACGCAATATTTAACGGGTCAATTAAAGACGCGCCTAAAGCAGTTGCTAATTTTGCCGTAGTTGGAAAGAACCCATCAGGACTACGCGACAACGTATCTTGTATTTGCAGTTCTTTTTTCTTGCGGTCAATCAAGATATTTAAGGCTGACTCACGAATCCCTTCCTCTGGAACCGAAAGATCAAACCCATATTGTTTAATAGTTTCCTTGGCATCTGTAGCAGCAATAAGCGGAGAGTCTTCATTACGATAGGCAGCAAACAATTCTGCTGCACGATAGATTGATGGCACAGGGCTGCGAAGAAATGTTTCTTCTGCCGTTGCTCCAAGTGCAGTTGATAGCGCAACTGGTTGCTCTTCAAGGTAGGCTCGTCTATCTGGCAATGAACCTATGTACGGCATTATTTTACCTTTTGCCACTGCGGCAATGGGAGTTTAGGCGTAGCAGTATATGACTGTTGGCCTGTGTACATTGGCCTTGGTTTCTGGATTGGCTCGGCAAGGTCATTCCATCCCATTTGAAATCTTTTCCCACCGTTTACTGTAACAATTGAGTTTGACCCATCAAGGAGGATGATGCCTCCCTTTTGGTCAGGATCATTTATCCATCTTCCAGTCTCCTTAATAGAAGCAATATAGTCAGAACGCTGTTTTTCAACTGGCTGCTGGGTTTTGATTGACATAGCAGATGGAGGCAAATCAATTTCGTATTTGTCCAAATAAAACAACAGTGTATTTGCAGATTGAGCAATTACGTCTGGTGTTTTTTCTGAACGAGGGATTCTAAACGTGCCATGAAATGTGTATTGAGATCCGACAACTTCATCATAGGCTTTCTTTACAGCATCCTTTTCGCTTAAGCCGCGCTGTGTATATACAATGCTAAGAGTCCGAACAGCAGATTTATACTGCTCGCTGATTGCCAAGCCATCTTTGTCATTCAAAGAATTAGACTCAAACCACGGCTTCATAGTTACGTTAAGACTCTCATTAATGTTTCTGGCAAGCACATGGTCATCCGCCAATAACTTTTTCTGCGCGTCTTGGCCCTCTTTTGTAGATGCCTTTGCAAGAATTGCGGCAGGGCCAGACTGTCCAAAGCCTTGCATATTGGAAATAACTTCAGCGGTTGGAGGCAGTTCTTTGCGAAGCTGGTTCATAACATCAGGCCAAGCTGCGCCCCATAGTGCTGCTTTCTCTTGCAGCCATTGTGCCGCATAAGTTCCACCTACACTTTTATCTTCCCAGTCTGCAACAAGACTATCTACTTCTGCCTTAGGCAAAATCTTAACAGCAGAACCTGGAAGCCCAAGATAGACTTGTGCATTTTTCATAACCTCTGCAAAGTTTTCTTTTGCAGCTACACCTTCTTCAAAGGTCATGCCTTCTTTGCGCGTTCTAGCTTCCGCTTCTTTAACTTCTGGCAGCTGCATTGCAAATGGTGCTGGATCTTTTTCAAGGATTTGATTCCTCAAACCTATAGCTTTGTCATAAATATCTAGTTTTCTCTTACGGTCAGCAGACTGATCTAATGGCGAATCTGCCCATTCTTGAGCAAGTTGTTTGCGCTTTGCAGTTATTTCTTCAAAAGACTTATATTTATTTTCAGTCCATGCTTGATGTGTTTCTACAGCCGTAGTAATTTGAGACCATATTACTTCTCCACGCGCTGGGTCATTTGCAAATGCTTTATCGTGTTGCTCTTTAGTTGGCAAAATAGTTGGATCTAATATTTTTCCACTATCAATAGATGCCATAATATTTGATGACAATGCGCTATATTTTGCACGTTCTCCAGCGAGCGCACGGGTATCTTGTGTTTCAAACTGATGGATGTTGCTCTTTAAAACATTGGCAATTGACAGCCGTTCATCAGGGTTTGCTGTAAAGAACGCATCAAACTTTTTGCTTTTCAACCCATCGAGGATAGGCTTTAGATCATCTTCTGATTTAGCAGTCAGAATCTTTTCGCTGACATAGCTTTTAAACTCAGCTTGCGCCCATACAGGCAGATTCTTCATCGCCTCTTTACGAGCAGCCTTTGGCAAACTTTTAAATTGATTTTCAGCTTTGGCATAAGCATCATCAATCTGTTGCTGCGTTGTATATACAGATGCATTCCCATCAATATTTGGACCCTGCAACAACTGGTCACCATTTGCGATGATGAACTTCACATTGTTGCGGTAGGTTTCTTCACCAGCCTCAAGAGCCTTTGCGCCCTGAGCGGCAATAGCATCAGCAGTGGCCTTCTTGGATGCAGCAAGAAACATCTTGTTGCCGTGCAATGCAAGATCAGCTTCGACGCTACGGGCCATCACTGGATCAAACTCTTTCAGTGCGCCAGAGTAGCCCTTAGCCAGAGCATTAACACGAGGAATCACATCATTGGCTGACACTCTACCAGCGGCAATGTCATTCTGGATGCGGCCCATTTCCAGTTCAGCATCGACTGCTACGTTCTTAGCAGCAATGCGGCTTGCAGCTTGACTAGCAGCCTTACCAAAGTAGGTGCGGGAATCGCCGATAGGTGCAACTGGTTGGTTAAGTTTACGCGCCTCGGCAATCTGCTCTGGAGATGGAGCGTTCTCAGCACCGTACTTCTCACCTTCAGCAGTTGCTGCAACAGCAGCTTCTTTAAAAAAGGTTTCAGACATCTTATCAAGAACATGACTGATTGCGTCAATGCCACGAGTTGCTTCCCCGCGACTAGGAAAATCTAGCCCACGAATCCCGCCAGCAACTTCAACACCAACATTTTGATACCGGGGTAAAGCCATTTTGATACCTTAAAGAATTGGGTTGTAATAAGAAGACCCACCAACAGATGGGGTCCAATTGTTGCTCACGTTTGTACCAGCCAAACTAGTTTCCCCAAACGGCGCACCACCAATAGTTGATGCTGACATCAGGCCAGAGAAGATGCTACCAACTCCTTTAGCGATACCAGCAGTGTAGGCTTGTTTGCCCATCATGCGATAGATGCCAGCCTGTGCTACACCCTGCTCATGCGCCAATGCTGCATTGGACTGGGTAAGATTGAACTCGCCAAAACCCTGACCAAACGCATAGGAAGTAAGGTCGCTTGCCGAGCCAGAGAATGGGTCGACCGAACCAGCACCAGCACGAGCAGCGATTGCAGCCGCGGTCATGTTCGTTTTTTGCAAAACAGCTACACCCTGCTGTTTGTATTTTAACTCTTCAGCCTGTGCGCGAAGCTGTGCCTGTTTAGCCTGAGCATCATACATGGCTTGCTGCTGACCGCCACTAGCAAATGCTCCAACAGCGGAGGCCACTGAGGCGATAGACCCTAGTGCGCTCATAACGCCTGATGTGGCTGCTACTGCGCTTCCTGAGACCCCTACTGCGGTTAAAAGTGGTGCTGCTAAAAACATACTATTGCCCCACGCTAACTTTGTAGTCCAAGAAGAGGAGCGTCATCTTCAATGGAATAGGTTGAGTGATAGTGATTACGCCTTCATAGTCAAAGCCAAGCAATGGCCCAACAGTCTTAATCCCGGTGTATTCAGCAACAGGTGTATCAAAGACCGCGCTATCAAACTTTCTGAACTGAACTTCTTGCCCGGCAATAGAAGCAGATTGGGTCTTATAGAACTCAGCGTTCACCTCAATGATGCGCTTTTTGAATCCACGAAGGTTCCCGCTCTGGAGCCGCGGCTCGACTGGCATGGTCTGGATCTCGACATCATAGTTCAGTCCAACCTGATAACTGGTCACGGAAGAACGACTAAATGTCACGACACCAGAACTATTGGCAACCGAATCAGCCAGCACAACACCGTCAGCAATGACCTTACATGTCTTGGCGGAAAGATTGGCAGCCGTAACAGATGCCGCCGCGCCACCAGAGACTGCATTGTCCAAGGTCAGAGTGTTGTCAAATCGCTCTACAAAGTACTTAGTTGCGCCATTGATAGTGCGCTGCACGATGGTATAGATGGTATCAACATCCACACCGACAGACTTAAACGAGCCATCAGTGATGAACTCACTCGGGGCAATGACTTGCTGTGACCGCAACATCGAGAAGCAGACCATCGTACCGTCATCACTATTGATGATCAGCAATTGATCAGACTCATCCGTTGAAGTGGCTCGGCGAATAGCAATGTCCGTAGGATTCTTCAGCAGATGCGATGACAACAGTGAGATCTTATTAGAGACATAAGCCGCTTGAGTGTCGGTATAGACGAACTCATTGACTGCCTTGCCCTGACGCTGGATAAAGAGCGTACCAGACTCAAGACCCTGCGGCCTGATTTCCTTCTTACAGCCATTGAGTGTAGCAACCTTGACAAAGAAGTTGCTTGGCGTGATAGGGTCCATCAGGTTCTGAGGCACATAGAACTCAGCACCAGTGGTAAAGAACTGCAAATCACGACCAGAGTAGGTATGCACGATAGAGTTCAACTGAGCCGTATCGACCGTTGCCTCAACCGCATCATCGTCTAGGACAGTACCTGGATCAAAATTAAAGTAGTCCCCAACACGGCTACCCCATACAGTAGCAGGGCGAGACTTAGAACCGCCAAAGAATAGGCGACCTTGGTGGAACGTAACAGAACGAGGATAGCCTCGTGTAGCGGACCAAACATGCTCATATCCACCCTCGACTTCCCATTCTCCAGATGCATACGCAGTGGTTTTGCTGAATGGAATAATGGTTTGTGCTGTGACTTTAGTCGTAGAAATATATCCGACAATACGCGCACGACCGTAACCATAACCATCTTTAATCTGTACATACTGCTCAACATCAGCCGCAGAGAATGTTCCCCCAGATGAGGTCAACTCAATCGTGCCGTCTTTTGCACTGGCAGTAATAGTCGCTGATGGAGAAGTTAGCGTAATTGTGAACGCATGATTGGGATAATGGTCGATCGTCAGCGCACCAAACGTCCAAGATGCATCAGTTGCACCACGAACCAGTTTCTGTGGAGGCAGATCCTCATGCACCAAGATCAGCGTGTCAGCCGACTGCGCCCAGTTAAGGGTAGACAACATAGCTGATGTGATCGTCGATGCAGCAATGTAGTTGTTTCCAGTGCCATTGATGTTTGTAACCAATGAGCCATTCTTGAACACATAGATACGCTGGTGAGTCAGGGCGAACATGTAACTGTCCGACACACTGAACTCGAATGGAATCAAAATAGCACCATCAGATGCATTAGCCGGCAACTCTGAAACATAACGCAGACCAGGACGGCGGCGCACTCCACCCTGCGGGATCACCGTAACATTGGTGGCCTTCTTCAAAGCAGAGTAATACTGGGCAAGATCAATACGACCGCGAATGAGCGGGTCAACTTCACCGACCGAGAAATTAGTCTGGATCTGAATAAGGCGGGACATTAGAACCTCACGCCAGTTAGACTAAAGTCCTCTATCATCTGGTTAGGTTGGTTAGCACCATCAATGTTCATGGCTTGGCGAAGGTAGCCACCACGACCGTTCTCTTGAGGTGTGCCAACAGCAATGGCTTGCCAATACTGACCCTTGGTGAACTGGTCAGTCACTGGTTCTGCAAAGTGCCAAGCAAGATAGTACTTCAGAATCTGAACAAAATACGAAGGAAGTCTATCTTCTGGCGTATCGAACTGATAGTCGGCATAACATGCGTCATAGTTTGTCAGCACCTTATCCTCAAACACTTCCCATTGAGTGACAGGACGCGCACCGTAAGACGATGAGTTGAACAAAGCGCGAGGGCCGATGATCATGTCGCCGGGCAACTGATACTCATACCGCCATTCAGAGACGGGAGTATTCAGAGTGCGAGCGAGTTGAACCTTTTTGAAACTGAACGACCAAGGATACAGGGTCAGGACAAGAATCTTGATGTCGTTGTATAGGCGATCTGCAATCTGTGCAGAGTCAGAGCCGTCACTAAACGACGAAACTGGGGCAGCCCCCAGCATAAGTAAAGCATCGTTACAGATTGTCAGCTTGGAATCGCCCGATGCCATTGGTCACCTCATAAGGGGAAAGAGTAGGGAGACTTCTCCCCCTACTCCTATAGCATATTAGTCGGTGTCGGTAGCAGAGACAGTCGTGCCGTCTGCAATATCAACAACACCGCTCGAATTGCTGTTCACATAAGTGATAACCAGCGAAGGAGTTGTGCTGTCGTATACGAAGATAACATCGCCGACTGCCAGCAGGGTCGAAAGGCTGTTGAAGTAACCAGAGGTGTTAATCGTAGCCTGAGTATCCGCTGACTTGTAGCTGTACAAGGAGGGCGCATTGCCAGCCTTGTTAGCTGCGATGGTATTCCAACCAGTCGATGAAAACGCCATTGTCAATATCTCCTATCAAGATTCGCGGCAGGTGATTTTGACGATACCTTCATCGTCAATGGCGACCGCACCAGCCGAGAACATGCTGTTCACAAGGAACGAAGTCTTTTCTGGAACGTAGTTGATCTCAGTCTTCTGAGCCATACCAATACCCATGCCGACTGCATCTTTATGGAAAGCGTAGCAAGTACGATCCAGAGAGCCGTCAATTGGCAGGCCGCCTTCAGCACGATCACCGAGGGTGATGAACTTGAAGCCGAGGAAGGTATCAATCGAACCCGACACCAGAGCCTGAACCGAGTTGTAGTCGGTCGAGGTGGTCTGGGTTTCGCCGAGCAGACCTTCGAGACCAGCCGCCGAGATGACCATCACACGGCCTTCAGCAGGCACATTGTACTGGTCGAGCAGCTTCTTAGCGCGGCGCAGTTTAGCCACGTTAAGGTTCGAGTCCGTTGCACCGATGTCATTCGAGACAGTCAGCGAGGTCGAGGAAGCGGCGAGAGCATCGAGGACCAACTGATCCATACGGCGACCGATTGCGTTAGACACAACCTGTACCAGTTCACGGCGTTCATCGAAGTTCACTTTAGCCTGATGGAAGATGTCGCTATATTCAGCGGCATTGTAGTCAGACAAAGTAGCGGTAACCTGAGAATAGGTCACGTTCAGTGGGGTAACGTCAGACTGGGGGATACGGATCGTAGCCGAACCTTTACCAATCTTTGGGAACTTAACGGTAGAACCTTCAACACCGTTGCGCTCGCGGACCAGACCAGCCAAGGCGCGTTGTGCCTGGAAAGCCTGTTTTACTTCCGCGTCGAACAGCGTAACAAAGGCGTTTGAGATGCCCTGAGCCATCTGTATCTCCTTGAGTTGTTAATCGCTTTACGGTTAAACGCCGAGGTTGTCCTAGTGGGCCGCGACTTGAGTGTAAGGTCTCCACCTTTTATACCCGGCTATCTAGGATAGTTATCAGGCAGACAGAATATAATCCCATCTGCCTAATTTTGTCAAATCAACCGAATGCTTTCTGGAAAAGCGTCTCGACTTGGCGTGTATAGTTCTTGTCTTTACCGTACCGTTCGTCGCCGACCATTGCGTAGAGATCATCTTTGGACGGCATACCTTCAGACGCGGACACACCAGATGTTGGGATAGCCATTTCGCCAGATGCCTGACGGATCTTGTTCATAGCAGATACAAAATCAGCACTGGTCGATGCACGGGCAATGGCATTGGTCTCTGCTTCACTCAACACAGAGCGAGACAGTTTGCCAAGCCACTGGTTATTGGCTTGAATAATGTCATTCGCGCGTGGACCAAGTTTCTTAACCTCGGCCTCGCGGTTTACTTTAACATTGTCAAACGCTGCACCAGCTTCTTCCAGATAGATCTTGGCAAGTTCCTCAAATGATTCTTGAGAGATTCCAAGTTCTTTAGATTTGCTGACATACTTCTGAAGAAGGTCATCACCCTCTTCAACACCGATAGACTTAAAGACTTCCAGATCGTACTTACCATCTGCTGGAGCCTTATGCTTGCCCTGCGACATCTTAGTCCGCAGTTCCTTATAAGCAGTTGCCAGCTTCTCAACATCTGGACCTTCCTTTTCGTCCCAAAACTGTTCTGGGAAAAAGTCTGGGCGCACCCATTCCTCTTCTTCAGTATCCGTAGTGTCCTCTGCGGTAGGCGCGTTAGGATCTACTTCTTTGTGGGAAACAGTTACCTCATCAGGCTTTGCTTCCTCGGTAGTTGCCGTTAACAGGCTCTGGTTGTCGCTGTCATCAGCGGCCTGAGTTGTCTGTTCTTCTGTCATTTAGTCCTCGCTCGTTTAATACGCTCTTCAATATTGCGGACAATCGAGTTCTGGCCTTCACGAGCAAACCCATGCGATGCTTCCTCGCCGGGATACCATGATGGCTGCTCAATTGTACGCGCTCGAAGGTCGGCAAGAACCCTGCGACCCTCATCAGATCCAAAGACGTGAGCGTACAATGCGTCCAGATCCGATTGCTTGTTGACCCCGCCGTCGATTGGCTGGGCAAAGTCGTTGATAACATCCCAATTGTTCATGTTACATTGCTCCTTGTGGCGGCATCCCTTGTTCTGGAGCCTGACCTTGTTGCATTGCCTGTGCTTGCTGTGCGAGTTGCTGCATCTGCTGCATCATCATTTGTCGTTCTTCTGGTGAGGTGAGAAGAGAAGTAGGGACACCCAGACGATTAGCAATAAAGTCAATAACCGCATCCTTTTTAAGAGCCAATTGAGCTTCTGGCCCCATCTGCCCAACGACTTGCATGAATTGCAGGACATCGTTTACTTCATCCATGTTCTGCGCCTGAGCAAGTGGAGAGATTGGCACAACTTTTACTTCCTGACCGTTAACTTTCAACGGCATGTCAATCAAGCCTTGGTCATCCATGATAAACAGGACACGGTTGATGATTGGAATCATGGCTTCCGTAATCAAGCGACCAAATGCCGAGCCAAGGTTCTGACTCAACTCCTTCATGCGCTGCACGATCTCGGTAGCCGACCGAGCAGACATGTTATCTGGCGGCAGACTGTCATCAAGCAGCGTCTTTTTGATGTTCATCCTCAGATCGGGGATGATGATGTTGCTGACATTGAAGTCTGCTGCACGAGGAAGAGGCTGGAGGCTAGGACCAGTTGGGCCACCGTTACGGGCCACAGGAATGATAGCACCAGGCTGGATACGGATGGTCTGAGGGTTAAGAACACCATCATCTGCCGCTGTATATACGCCAGCAATAGCCAGAGATGCGTTCTTCAGCACCAGTTCCAGCACCTTATTAAGCGTCTTGATGTCAGGCATGGCAGAAAGCAGAGGCCCACGACCGTAAACTTCACCAGAGACCTTCATGAATCGCGCAACGATCCAAGGACTGATCTTCATCGTGCGATAGACCAGTTCCTCTTTGCTCTTTTCGTGGATCACATGGTAGCAATACACGCCAAGATCCTTGTTATAGACCGTGGCCTCCAGCAGATTGATCTCGTCGGTAGGTTTACGCTGAATCTGATCCTTCAGCATCGCTGGAATCTTGGCATCAGTCCACTGGCGGTCGATAACCTCGCCTTTAATCCGTAGTTTACGGTAAACATTGTCTACCGAACCATGTGGACCTTCTTCCAGAGCCACAAGATACTGCGGCACTGGGGTAAAGCGGATAGGTGCGGTCTCATCGCCGGGCTGAATCAGCATAACAGCAGTGCCGACAGCCAGATCCAGCAGGAACTCGGACATTGCCAGATCAAAATTGGTCTGCCGCATGATGTTGAACATGCGTTCAGTGTAGTTGTCTAATATAATCTGGACTTCTGAGGTGCGTTCAGTAGGGATAGCGGTCCCTGCTTGCAGTCTGCACCACACACGATATGGAGGGAACAGCCCTGATTGAATCCTGTTCGCAAATCTCTGCGTAGAATCAATAGCAGTCGAGTCATAGACCTTCTGCATTTTATTCTGACCAGGCGTACCACCTTCATAATTGCCATCATACAGGTTCCGCTGTGGGAGAGCATACTCATAGCACTCCTGATAGATTGCTCGCCATTCATCCTTGCGAGCATTAGCCAGCGTGGACCGCTTAATGACTTCTTCAACCTTCATTCGTGCCATGAATATATTCCTTATTTGGCTTTCTGCTTCTGGGCCTTACCAGCGGCAGACAGAGCCATAGCAATTGCTTGTTTCTGTGGGTGACCTTTTTTCATTTCAGACTTGATGTTTGCTGAAATGGTCTTTTGAGAAGAACCTTTTTTCATAGGCATTACATCATTCCTTTCTTTTTCACTGGCATACCCATAGCTTCAGGAGCCATTGGGTTCTCTTCCATAGGCATAGAGTCTTTCTTCTTTGCCTTCATCTTCTTCTTCACCATTGCGTTGAACGCTTTAGCTTGCTTCGCCATCTTCAGTCTCCATTTCCACTTTCAGAATCAGTTCGACAAAATCTTCGCGGTCATCATCAATAGGGCCACCGACAAGCCAAGCATCGCATGTCCGTCCAGCAGCACACTTGAAGTCCAGCAGTTCGCAGTAGCCAAGATCCGCACTAGCAATAACCACCTCGTCATAGCCAGCCTCGTCAATCGGCTTGCGTTCAAGGCCAGCCTTGATGCAATCAATCATCTGGGTAGTCTTGATAAAGGCCGAGCAGTTGCCGCAACGCATTGTCATGGCTTCAGTTGCCGTGACTTTGTACATCATAGCCTTCTTAATCCAGAAAACCTCATTGGGTTCATGCGGATTAGGTGGGCCATAACCGTATTGGGCAAACGCGATGTTGCGATTCTGGAGGTTATGCTTCAGATCGTAGGTAGCACGAGGGCATGTATAGCCTTCTTCCTCGGTATCTGTCGGGTCAAGCATGTTCAGTCCTTCATATTCTTCAGCCGTTCCGACAGACGCTTTGCTTTTGCCTTAGCATCTGCGGTGGATGATGCACCCCATGCCCTGAGCGACAAAAGTTTGCGTGTCGGATTGCCCTTCTCGTCGTAGTCTGGGCCATCATTGCCAGCCATACGAGCCAAGAAACTAGCCTTCCTACCAAGATCAGCCCTGCTCTGCGGCGCACCTTTGACGGGAGCCTTCAGATTAGAGCCTTCAGTGCGCTTGAAGTAGGCGCGACCAGCGGCATTAAGGCCACCTTTAGGATCTTGATACTTCTTCGCAACCATTACTGAGGACCGAGTGTAGTCCCCAGACCCTGTTCTGCATTGGTGCGCTCAGGGCTAAGGAGTGCTTGCATACCGCCACGGCTCTGTGCAACACGACGAGCCTGCAACTGCTTCTGCTGATCAGCCTCTTTCTTGTCGAGAGAAGCCTGTTGTTCAGCCATCAATGCTTCCTGCTTGGAAGTGTCAGGCATTTTCGGTTTGGAGAAAAGACCGCCCATTACTTGATCCTCGAATAAAAGATGCAATCGCACCCATCTGGAGTGTATTTGCGAACCAATCCTTCAAATTCGAAGCCAATAGTCCGCGCCCATTTAACAGCCGAAACATTATCACAGCGCACAACTATCTGCAATCTGTGCCAAAGAAGGCTATTTTCTAAACTATTAATAGACTTTCTAGATAATTTAGTTAACTTTATGGGGTTTTTCTTGAAGGTTGGTATATCGCCCATCATCCACAACTCATGGACACCAGGCCAGATCTGCATTTCACCGAAAGAAAGGACTGGCTTGCCGAGAAGAAGGATGGTTGCGGAGTATCCATTATCGGCATAGTGCTGCACTGTCTGGGCAAAGTTGGGTGTGTGTTTGATTGTCTTTTGCTGACCAGCATCTAGATCCATCAAATGCAAGTGACCCCAGTGAAACGGCACTGCTCTACATTCTTCTGGTAGAATTTGGTTAAGATGTTCGATAAAGTTAAAAGACATTGAAATCCAACGGTGCAATGATCTGGTGTTTAGGATGATGAGCAGTATGACCACGGGTAAGGTGGCGAAATTCCCCTCCACCAAGCATAAGATAACCGTAAGCATCACCTACGTGCGAGTGCTCATTTTTATTAGGGGCGTCTCGAAAACGATCTGTGCCGCCTCCAACCCCTACGCGCTTAAAATGATACCCGCCCCCAAGGGCTTTTCTAACCCGAACACACGCTGAGTCCACCTGTAAGCCGGGCTTTCCGTCGATCAGACGTTGCATTGGAGCAGCACCAGCCTCGCGTCGAACCATGAAGTCGTTGCTCTGGGTTGGCTGGGCGTTGAGGCCGAGGCTTTTCAAGTGCTGGAACGCAGTCACTTCGAAGATCCCGTCACGTGCAATACCCGCAGGATCACCCCAGATGAAGATCTGAGCCTTTGGATAGCGGCTGTTTACGTCACCGATAAGGATCTGGGCGAATCGTTCCAAGCCCATGTCGAAAGATACGATTTCGTGCAGGATATTCCACCTACCAGTTGGCAACCGCTGCCCAAAAACAGCAGCAGGAGTAAGACCAAAGTCGAGACCAATATGTAGTGGTAGGTCTGGTCTATAATCAATCTTATCTTGGACCATTTGAGAGTCCAGATATTCCTGCCAGACAGCCTTTCCTTCTTGAACGTAAACAAATTGACCTCCTACATAGCACCTGATCCAGTCAAGATTCTTGCCGCCAAGCTGCTGTTCATAGTAGCCATTGACTAGATTGTTGATATTCTCGGCAGCAGGATTGATCAGCCAGTGTTTGCCAGCAGCAGGAATGGCCTCTGGAGCATCGTGCATTACCTCGATCATGCCTGGAGGCTGCTTGAAGAACGTCCATTTATATTTCCCTTGAACAGTTTCCTTCTCGCTCAGTCGATACCACCAGTGGTCTGAATCCATTGGATTAGTATCAGCCCAGATCCCACGCCAAGGAGCACCACCATTAGCTCTAGTGGGATAGCGACCAACACGGTGAG